ACATCAAACTGTGCTTGGAAAAATTCCAACACTGGTAAAATTGTTGTTGCAGATTACAAATTTGTAAAAATGTTAGAAGCCAGTCCATTTTTACACAATGAAACCATGTTTATCAACATGGTTAAACACAATCAGCACCCAACCCCACGGTTAGCATACACTCTCACAAGGGGCTGCCCATATGCCTGTACATTCTGTGATTGGAACAGTGGTCTTGGCAACAAAGTGTCTCGAAGAAAAAATACCTATCAACAAGAAATTGATTTGTTCCAACGGGTGGGAATCACAAACATATATCTGGCAGATGCCAATGTTGGTCAGTACGATGAAGATATTAGCATGATTGAATATTTTGCCAAAAAAAATCTCAAAGAAAATGCTGGATTTAATGTGGGAGGGAGTTTTAGTAAACTTAAAAAAGAAAACAACTTGAAAATTTTTCATTCTATGGCTCGCGGTCAGTTGATGCGAAAAACATTTAATTTTTCAGTGCAAGAAATCAACCAGGAGGTAATGAAAAATATCAATCGGCCAGATGTTGGATGGGATGTACATCTTGCCATGATTGAAGAATTAACAACTAGTTATCCACACTTGATTGCCAAAGTCCAACTGATTTATGGCTTACCAGGGCAAACACTCCATAGTTGGCAACAAACACTGCAAACTGTCACTGAAAAAAATATCTTACCATTGGTTTTTTTAAATGAACCGTTGCCTGCAAGTCCGGCCATGTGCGATCCCGAATACCAAAAGCAATTTCAGTTTGAGTATGTTTACAGCCGACGGATATCAACTAAAAAATATTTTAGTTATATTCCAAAAAAAAGCAATTCATTCGACCAGTCTGATTTGGTAGCAATGACCGTGATAACAGGAATTTATTGGGCCATGTCTTATATCAATCTTGCATTGATTGAAAACAATGTTGAAACGTTAAATATTGCCGAGGTAGTTTTGGATTTTTTGAATTCTGATTACTATAAACATCTTCACACCAATTTATATGAAAATTGGACAACAAAAAATAATTTTTATTTTACCAAAGGAATAGATCAAGATAGTGTTGAAATTATAGACAATGGGCTACATGCGTATTTGATTTGTAATAGTGTATTTTTAAAATACCTTTTGAAATTTGTGCCATCGCACAATCAAAAGAAATTTACAAAATTGTCAATTAATTCAACATTTAAAAATTATATGAAGATAGTAGATTCTGATTTAGATTAAGTATTATAATGATAACCATAACTGATCAAGCACAATCTAAGATACAAAAATTAGTAGCTACCAAAGGCTACGCCGGCATACGTCTGGGTGTGAAAACTACCGGTTGCTCAGGGCTTGCTTATGTGTTAGAATACGTTAAAGAATATGAGCCTGACGCTGGCACCATAAACTATGCTCAAAATAATTTCTGCGTGTTAGTTGACAAAAAACACGATGTGTATTTGCGAGGCACACAAGTAGATTATGTACGCCAGGGCCTTAACGAAGGCTTTGAATTTGCCAACCCCAATGAACGCGACCGCTGTGGTTGCGGAGAAAGTTTTAGAGTTTAAATTGTTAAATCCCAGATTTGATTACCAACCAGTTCCCCGTGTTACAATTGAGGGCAAGCGATATTATGCCACACCCGATGGCAACAAGTTACCCAGTGTCACAACCATACTCGACAAAACCAAAAGTGAGGCAAGTAAAGCAGCCTTGCAAAATTGGCGAGCCAGGGTAGGCGCAGAGGCAGCACAGGCCATCACTACAGAAGCGGCCAATCGCGGCACACGCATGCACACATATCTTGAACAGTATGTTCGGGATGGTGTTATCCGAGAACGTGGCACAAACCCGTTCAGCTGGGCAAGTCATGCCATGGCACACACTGTGGTAGAACATGGATTGAAGAATGTAACGGAGTTCTGGGGCATTGAAGTTCCACTGTATTTCCCCAAGGTCTACGCAGGCACCACAGACGGCGCTGGTATACATTTAAATGAAGAAGCCATCTTGGACTACAAGCAAACCAATAAGCCTAAAAAGCGCGAGTGGATCGACGACTACTTTGTGCAGTTGTGTGCCTATGCAGAAGCACACAACGAACTGCATGGTACAAAAATTCGAAAAGGCGTGGTTTTGATGTGTGTTAAACCCCAGTTGGATGAACAAATGAACATGATCACACAGCCTGAATATCAGGAGTTTGTGCTAGAAGGACGTGAGTTTGAAAAGTATCGGGACCTGTGGTGGAAAAAGGTCGAACAGTATTACTTGCTAAATATGTAATACCCGAAGGAATCACACTGTGGCAATTGTACAAATATCACGAATCACCGCCCGCAAAGGCTTACAAGAAGATCTACCACAACCTCTAGCCGGCGCTGAACTGGGCTGGGCGTTGGATGACCGCAGACTGTTCATCGGCAACGGCGCACTAGAAGAAGGTGCTCCGGTTGTGGGTAATACTGAAATTTTAACTGAATTTTCAGATATTTTGAGTTTTGCTGGGCAATACACTTATAAAGGCGAGGCAGCTGGGTACACTGTGCAAACCGGTGCCACAACCGGCAGTCCAATATCTCAAAGCATACAAAGCAGACTGGATAGTTACGCAGTGGTCACAGACTTTGGTGCTGTGGGCGATGGAGTAACTGATGATACTGCGGCCATCAATCGTGCATTATACCAAATGTTCTGTGTGCAAAACAACACAGCTATTCGTCGCAGTTTGTTTTTCCCTGCTGGCAATTACATAGTCACAGATACAATAAAAATTCCTCCGTATGCCCGACTGTACGGCGAAGGTGCAGATAGCAGTATCATTAATTTCACAGTACAAAATTGGGCAGCAAACACTGCGTATGCACAAAGCGTATTGGTTTACTATGTTCCCACCAGCACATACTATAGAAGCATTGCACCTGTGCCTGCCACAGGCATTGTGATTTCAAATGCCTTGTATTGGGCTGCAGAATCATTACCTAGTTATGTGGTACAGACTGCTGACAGTCTCCAACAAACTGGTGTTAACATTGCCACCAACGGTGCCACTCCGCCAAAGAATATTGAGATGTCAAGCATGGCCATTGTGACTGATCAGATTCACGACGGTTTGTTGATTGAAAATGCTCAACAATGTGTGTTTAGTAATATTAATTTTACAGGACCATTGACCACTGCAGATCTTACCACATCTGTGGACAATACCAGCGCCATTGACTGGGCCAGTACCTCAAGTTTGCCATGTAAACAAGTGAATTTTGATAACTGTAAATTTTCTGGATTTACTTACAGTATGGACACTGAGCAACAGATCAATGGAAGTGTCATTAGCAACAGTCAATTTGACACACTGTATCAAGGAGCAATACTAGGTGGTGCCAGTCCCAGTAACGGCGGCCCCACTGGTGTAAAATTCATAGGCAATGTGTTTGACAACATCTACGAAGAAGGCATTTTGATCAATGGTGTGAGCTTGAATGCCACAGGATACAACATATTTTACGATGTAGGCAATCACTTCAATGGATTGGCAAGTCCTGCATCAGCAGTGATCACCATTGATGCCATTAACAATATCAGTGTTGGAGACATGTTTCAACGTACCACGGCACTCAGTGGTACCTATCCTAGAATTAAAATTTTCAACAGTGTCACACAAACAGTACCTGCCAGCATTGGTGTTGACAGTGCGGCACAAATTCAAATGGGCAGTTTTGTAAGAGAAACCGGTACCCAAGCAACATTGAGTGCTGGTGCCACAGCCAGTACATTGTTTACAGTGAGTTCGGCTCAAATTAAAGCATTCCAAATGGAGTACACAATCACTAGAGAAACATCAGTGAGAACAGGCACTATGACCATTGTCAATGACGCCGACGATTCAGCCGGAGACGGATTCAGTTACACAGATGATTATGTGCAAAATTCAGACACTGATGTAATATTAGAAGTTACTGATGTAGGCAGCACGGTGAGTGTAAAATATACCACCAGCGGCACCAGAGCAGCCGGCAAGATTTACTACAGTTTGACACACCTGGGTCGTAGTTATTAAACACAATGTGGCCTAGAGACTTCAGTGAGCGGCTGGAGAGTTGGGCACAGTTAAGACAGCATTGCTGTCAACTGGCCCCAGAGCCTGCTCTAATCAAAATCAATTCTTGGTGGTTTGGAACTCCCTGGACTGCCTACCACTTGCACTGGGATGACCAAGCAGATTGGCCCGATCCCTGGCAGTTGTTGAGCGATAATCAGTATTGTCCAGTTGCTAGAGGCTTGGGAATAATGTATACTATAGCTATGCTAGACCGTGAAGACCTGCAAGACGCCCGCATGATTGAGTATCAAAGTGACAATTTAGTCCTTGTGGCTCAAGAGAAATATATACTGAATTGGGATCCTGATCAAGTCGTAAATATCAGTTTGGGGCGGTCGAACCCCGGGCGACAAATCAGTCAAGAACAAATAAAACAAAAAATTCGTTAGGATAAGATGAAAAGTATCACAGTTGTAAAGCGCAGTGGGCGTCGTGAACCACTCGCTCTGGAAAAATGGCAAGCACAAGTGGCCAAGGTGTGTGCCGGAATAGCTGACGTAAGTCAGAGCATGATAGAAATCAAAGCACAGTTGCACTTTTATGATGGTATTACCACCAAGGAAATTGACGGTATTACCCTACGTGCTATTGTGGACTTGATTGACGTAGAGTCAAACCCGGATGTGGGACACACCAACTATCAGTACGTGGCTGGTAAGCAACGTCTCAGCATGCTACGCAAAGATGTATATGGCTCATATGATCCTCCACACTTGTACGAAATTGTAAAAACCAACGTGGCCACTGGTCTGTACACTCCTGAACTGCTAGAATGGTACTCAGAGGACGACTGGAATCGCATGAACGACATGATTGATCATGCCAAGGATGAAAGTTACAGTTATGCCGCAGTAGAGCAGTTGATTGAAAAATACCTAGTAAAGAATCGTAGCACAGGACAAACATATGAAACTCCGCAAGTTAGATACATGGTGGCCGCTGCCACAGTTTTCCATCGGGAAGAGCCTAACACAGCTCGCATGCGCTATATCAAAGAATATTACACTGCCGCAAGTGATGGGCTTTTCACTCTGGCAACTCCTGTGCTTGCTGGGCTTGGTACTCCTACTAAGCAATTTAGCAGTTGTGTTCTTATCCGATCCGATGATGATCTCGATAGTATATTTGCCAGCGGTGAGATGATGGCCAAATATGCCAGCAAACGTGCTGGCATTGGCCTGGAGATTGGACGTCTACGTCCGCTAGGTTCACCCATTCGCGGTGGCGAAATCATGCACACTGGCATGATACCTTTCCTCAAGAAGTGGTTTGGAGATCTGCGTAGTTGCAGCCAAGGTGGCATTCGTAATGCATCAGCCACGGTGTTCTATCCCATATGGCATTTGCAATTTGATGATCTCATTGTGCTGAAAAACAATCAGGGCACAGAAGAAACTCGTGTGCGACACATGGACTATGGTGTGGTGCTGAGTGCGTTTTTCTGGCGCAGATTCAAGAACAAAGAAAACATCACATTCTTTGATCCAAATCAAGTGCCAGACTTGTATGAAGCATTTTATTCCAACACAGAACTGTTTGAAGAACTATATGTCAAGTACGAAAAGGACAGCACACTGCGCAAGAAAACAATGAACGCAGAAGATGTGTTCAAATCAGGCATCCTCAAGGAACGAACTGATACTGGACGTATCTATCTAGTGTTCATTGACAATGTCATGAACCAAGGCCCATTCAATCCTGAATATCATACCATTTACCAGAGTAACCTTTGCTGTGAAATACTTCTTCCTACTAAGCCCTTTAAACGTCTGGATGACGATACTGGTCGCATCGCTCTTTGCACACTGGGATCAATCAACTGGGGTGCGTTCCGTCATCCAGAAGACATGCGTCGTGCTTGTCGCATTCTTCAGCGTAGCCTTTGCAACATACTGGATTATCAAGATTTTCTCTCCATCCAGTCTCAACTGAGCAATGATGAGATTCAACCACTAGGCATCGGCATTACCAATCTTGCCTACTGGCATGCCAAGCGTGGCCTTGAATACGGTGAGAAAGATGCACTGTCAGAAGTCAAGTCATGGATGGAACATCAGGCCTACTACTTGACCGAAGCCACAGTGGAACTGGCTAAAGAACGTGGTCGTTGCCGAGACTCAGACAAAACACGCTATGGGCAAGGTGTATTTCCTTGGGAACTACGTGCCAAAGGTGTGAACGAATTAACTGACTTCACACCAGATCCTGCACTAGACTGGAACACCTTGCGTGGCAACATGCGAGCATATGGCGTGCGCAATGCCACCTTGATGGCAGTGGCTCCTGTGGAGAGCAGCAGTGTTGTAATCAACTCAACCAATGGTATTGAAATGCCCATGAGTCTTATTTCCGTCAAGGAATCAAAGGCAGGTAGCCTTACACAAGTTGTACCTGAATATCACAGACTCAAAAACAAGTATCAATTGATGTGGGCGCAAAAAGACTGTGTGGGCTATTTGAAAACAGCCGCTGTGTTGGCAGCGTACATTGATCAGTCAATCAGCACCAACACATTCTACAATCCTGCACACTTTGCAGATCGTAAAGTACCTACTACGCTGATTGCCAAGAACTTGATGCAAGCACATCACTGGGGCATCAAGACATTCTACTACAGCCTGATCAACAAACAAGGTGCCAAAGCTGCCAAAGAAGACGCACCATTGGCGGCAATTGACTTTGATGATGTGGAAGATTGCGAATCTTGTAAGTTATAAACATGGAATTTTTACAACGCATTGATTTTAAAAATCATGATGGAGTGAATCTTGCCATGATAAATGATTTCATGCGCAATCAATTTTATGATCGCGTGTTGGAAAATCGTGTACAAGACCAGCACTGTATGGACATTGGCTTCGGTACTGGGTTGTTGAGCGTGTTGGCCATCAAACACGGTGCCATTGACATTGTGGCCTATGAGTCTGACGTTGATCGCTATGAACTTGGCTGCCAGATGATTGATCTTCTGGGACTGCAAAATCGCATCACTTTGTTGAACCAACGGTATGATCATACCATGGGTTTGCACAACATAGATGTGATATTTACTGAAACAGTAAACGGTAATCTGTGGTGGGAAGGATTGCACAACAGCATTCCAAGATCGCCTGGATATCAATTTCTTCCTGGGCAATATTTTTTAGAAATGCATGCGGTACTTGTACCTGAAGCATTTGCTCATGGATTGATTGAATATTCAGAAGACAGTTACAAATTTGCCCCAGGCATAAACATAAATGAAAAGTTTGTGTCAGCAGTCAATCTCATGATTGCAAAAAAATATCAATTGCCTGTGCAAACAAAAAATAAAACTGTGTTGCAACCAGGTATTGTGACCTTTGAACGACAACAATCGACAGTGTGGGGCTGGATACCTTATCAACGTGCAATTGCCCAAGGCCAATGCGTGGCCAATTATGTGCTTGATATAGAGCGCAGCACTGTAAATGATCGGCCTATTGATTTTGATCAACGCCGGCTCGAGTTACACATCAACACTGATCAGTATCAAAATCAAACTGTGTTAATAGTACCACGAGCAGGAATGCAACACGATAATAATAAAATGTATCTTGATACCGGGCATTGGGGGCCAACTGAAGATCCAATTATATTACATAGACCAAAAGGCAATTTAGTAGTCACACACAATTTGCACAATGGAAAAATATCATACCAATTAAAGGAATAAAAATGAGCCAAGCACAATACAATCTAGCCACCAAAACAGACTATCTGCATCGCAAGATGTTTCTTGACCCAGCAGGTCCTGTCACAATCCAACGCTTTGAAGAAGTCAAGTACAACAAACTTGTGAAATTTGAACAAGAGGCACGTGGCTTCTTTTGGATTCCAGAAGAAGTGTCACTGACCAAAGATGCCAACGATTTCAAAGAAGCAAGTGAAACTGTAAAACATATCTTTACATCAAATCTCCTGCGTCAAACAGCATTGGATTCATTGCAAGGGCGTGGTCCAGCACAGGTGTTTACTCCTGTTGTGAGCATTCCTGAACTGGAAGCACTGATGTACAACTGGAGTTTCTTTGAAACCAACATTCACAGTAGAAGTTACAGTCACATCATTCGCAACATCTACAACGTGCCCAAGGATGTGTTTAATACCATCCATGACACACAAGAGATCGTGGACATGGCATCAAGTGTGGGCCGGTATTACGATGACCTGCACAAGTTTAATTGCAGTGTTGAACTGGAGTTGTTTGGTAGTGAACCTGAGCATATCAAGGCAATTTGGTTAGCACTCAATGCCAGTTATGCACTAGAAGCATTCCGCTTCATGGTGAGCTTTGCCACAAGTTTAGCCATGGTAGAAAATCGTATCTTTATTGGCAACGGCAACATCATTAGTTTGATCTTGCAAGACGAAATCCTGCACCGGGATTGGACTGCTTGGATGATCAATCAAGTGGTCAAAGAAGATCCTCGCTTTGCCGCAGCCAAGGCAGAATGTGAAGCCGAAGTATATCAGTTGTATCTGGATGTGATCCGTGAAGAAAAGGCCTGGGCCGACTACCTGTTCCAGAAAGGTCCTGTAATTGGACTCAATGCACAAATTTTAAAAGACTTTGTGGACTACACAGCAGTGGGCGCACTTAAAGAAATTGGTATCAAGTATCAAGAGCCTGCACCTAGAAGCACACCAATTCCTTGGTTCATGAAGCATGTGGACACATCAAAGAAACAAACTGCACTGCAAGAGAACGAATCAACTAACTATGTTATCGGCGTCATGAGTGATCAACTGGACTACGACCAATTACCAAATTTATAAGGAAAAACAAATGAAAGCAATAGTATGGTCCAAAGACCAATGCACCTTCTGCGAACAAGCCAAGGGCTTGTTGGAAATGAAAGGCATAGAATATGAAGTACGCAACATCAGTCAAGACTGGACACGTGAACAACTGTTGGAGTCAGTGCCCACTGCACGATCAGTGCCACAGATCTTCTTGGATGAAGAGTATGTGGGTGGATTTCAGGAACTGCGTCAAAGGTTGATGTAATGCCACAATTCACATCTGACTGGTTCAGCAATGCACTGGTCAATTTTGATTACATCACCAACTACTTACAAAAACAAAAAACAGTTGACAGCATATTAGAAATAGGCAGCCACGAAGGTCGTAGCACCTGCTGGATGTTGGAAAACATGCTGGCCGACACAGGCACCATTACCTGTATAGATCCATTTGCTGACCGTCCGGTTACGGCATTCAGTTATGATTCAATCCCTGAAGATCGCAGCATCGAACAAATCTTCCGTGCCAACACAGCAGAGGTTAAAAAACCTGGACAAATACTTGAAGTCCACGCCAACATGAGTTTCCCTGCATTGGCACAGCTGATTGTGGATCGACGTCAGTACGATTTTATCTACGTGGATGGCAGTCACAATGCAGATGATGCCTTGGCAGATGCTGTGATGTGTTTTGGTTTGTTGCGCCCGGGCGGTGTAATGTTGTTTGACGACTATCTCTGGGAAGACGAACAACATTATCTGGGTCGTTGCAAGCAAAGCATCGACGCATTTGTAAACATGTTTTATCACAGGCTCAAACTGGGCTTGGTAAATTATCAATTGGCAATAGTTAAAAAGGAAATAGAATGATTGAAGTAGGAAAAACATACACCATGCGCATGGGCTATGGTGAAGAGATTGTGGCCAAAGTCACAGCATTTGACAGCAGTACTCTCACCCTGAGCAAGCCAGTGGCAGTGGTACCTGGACAGCAAGGTATACAGTTGATGAACTCATTGTTCACTGCAGATCCCGAGTCGGAAGTCACGGTAAATAGATCTAGCGTGGCCATGATTGCTCCTGTGCGTGAAGACGTTGGAGACAGTTATCTAGAAGCCACAACAGGCATCAAGCCTGTGCGCAGTAAAATCTTAATGGGATAACATGCCAGCAGTACAACGACAAGGTGATCCAAATGGTGCAGGAGGCGTAAACACTTCGGGTGTGGCTTCTGTGCGAGTAAATGGTCGCCCTATTGTTGTTCCTGGTATTGGTGTTACACCACACCCTTGCTGCGGTCAATCTGGTTGTGGCATACATTGTTCGGCAGTGACCTCAGGCGGCTCGGGCTCAGTCCGTGCCGGTGGTCGTCCTGTGATACGTGATGGTGATAGTGATACCTGTGGACACAATCGTACAGCAGGTTCTAGCACAGTGAGAGCAGCATAATGGCCGAATCAACAGCAACACCACTCCAACTCACAGCAGGTGTGGGATTTTACGCAGGCAATGCCATCACTGCCAACACCCAATTGGCCAACAACATTGCCAGTTACAATGCACTAGCACCCATAGCCAATTTGATCTACACCATTGGGCAGGCTGCCAGCAATGTGTCATTGAGTATCAGTGCAGGTACATTGGCCAATCTCAAAACCCTGGGTGCCAATGTGTCAGGCAACTATTGTCCTGCACTTGGTGATAGTGTGCCCAGCAACGTGTCTTGGACTGTGGGCAACGCAGGATACGCTACAAGTATAACCACAGCCGCCAGCACCTACTTGGGCAGCGGAGACTTTGGTAAATTTGCGCAGGCGTTTGGCGCCGCACAAGGTTACATTTCGCTCACAAATAATATTATCAACAGTGCAGTCAATGCCAATAGTACAGATTATCTTGGTCCCACATTCACCAACATGAATAACCTGATCTCTGGAGACATTGCCCAGGTCAACTTGGCATTTCCTGCATTTGGCGCTGACCTTGCACTGTGCGGGGATTTGTTTAGATTTGATACTATAGACATATTTGGTACTCCGGCCGCATTGTTGAATCAATTGGCTCAACAAGGCAACATGCTCGACGGATCTACTCCGTGTGTGACCACTGCACTCAAAGCTCAAGGACTCACAGACCAAGACATTGCTGATCTTGTGAATCTAAATGTGCAAAGTCTATTCAATCCTACCGGACTTACGCAAAATCAATTTGACCGATTACAAAAAGCAGCATATCCTGCACTGTGTAATGTCACCGGTGCCTGTTTGACCGACGTACTGTCCATATTAAACTGCACCTTGCCCAATGTCAACAGCATGTGTGAATTGTTGAATCCTGTAAAAATATTCCCGACCAGTTACAGCAGTCTCACACTGCCCACACCTGACGGTCCTGTGCTGATTTACGACACCGCAGGTGCAGTAAATTCAAACATTGGACCTATATTGAATTCGGGTACAATCAGTCCAACTGGTTGTGACGATTTGGCCAAGATTATTCCACCAGCACAGGCACAGGCCAACCGTGCTTTGCAAATTGCGTTTCAACAAGTCAAGGGAATTGCTGGCACCACTGTACCACAACTGGCAGCAATATTACAATGACCACACTGACACAAACAGCAGCCGAAACGGCAGCATATTCACAACAACTAGGCACACTCAAGGGTCTGCCCTTGATAGCCAACACCACTACACCTGTGCCTGCTGCGGTGGCCACATACTACCAAAACAGTTTGGCCAAGGGATCAGGACCCAACGGCACATACTTGACCACAGACTTTTTTGGATCAGCTGCTGGTATTCCTTACAACAATTATTTGACTTCTGTGGCTTCAACCATCTCTGCGCAACTCACAGCAGGCACGCTGACCACACTCAATGACATTTATTCTCGAATGAAGAATGTAATTACCAATGTATATGGTGCACCGCCTACTATTACTATTCCATCTGGATCAGCCGCAGGAGTTTACGCCACATATGATGCTGCCATCGCTGCTTTGATCACAGCCGCTGATGCAGCCATTGGCACAGCTATTTCTGCCATGGGCACTGCCACTGCAACATTGAACACAGCCTGGACTGAAATGGTCAAGCACAGTGCCAATGAAGCCACATTTCAAACTCAAGCAAGCATCAACTATGCCACGCTGACTGCTGGCGCTCAATTGCCCATCACTGCTTTTATTCCTGCCTTGGCTGGCTACGGACAAGAAACCCAAGAGGGCATGGCAGCACAGTTTTTGGAAAGCATTGCCAACACTGCCAACCAGTATGGGCAGGCCATGGTGGGTGCGCTACGCGAAGGACGCAACACCGCGGGGCTCAATGCCATCAACTTAAAAAGCGACAATGCAGTACCACAACTGCCCAATGCAGTGCCGCCGCAGGCCACACTGAGCGGCAGTGAATACACACCCGCTGAAGCCAGAGCACTGGTATAAAAAGGTAGTACTTTTTACTACTTGACCAAAAATACCCGGTGT